TGTTCCGGATCCAGAATTGCGCAGCATGAAGAACCAGTCGTTACCGACTGTTCCCGCACCGGGAAGATCAGCTTGTCCCGCACCAGCAACATAGATCAAACACTTCGCTCGATCACCTTCAACTACAGTAATAGGTGTTGCCGCTTCTTCATCGGAATCGATTTGTTGGTTAAGCAGTACGCCAATTGCCTTGATGCCTGCACCTGCCAGTGCAGAAGCTGATGCCACTGCAACGTTCGCACCTAATTGGAAGGTCGTCCACGTGCCAGCTATCGTCAAGTTAGACGTGAGGACAAGTACCCACTGCTCACCGGGAGCAACGGATTGAATCGTACCTCCCGTGTTGTCACGCACAGTGAATGACTGTCCACCGACGTTGTTGATCGTCGTCTTGTTACCTTCTGACGTGTTCCTGGCGTCAGGCATATCAACATTGAGTGACGGAACCGTGGTCGTGACGTCCATGACATCTGCAACAACGTTGCCGCCTGTGATCTGCTGCTCAGTAGGCCACTGCAGTGTGATATCAACAGCCGTGGTGAGAGCGAGATAACTAATTCTCGATGGGAAAATTAATTCTCCGCCGAATACATCTGTATAACCCATCAGACCGACTCCCTCGTAACGTTTCTATCGATGATGCGTTTGATATCCTGCCCCTCAAGGATCGCAATATCTTTTTCGTAAATCTTCTCCCACGTCGGGATGCGCTCATCATTTTTCAAAAATGGAGTTGCCTGCAGAAGCGCACCATGAAGCAAGGAGTTCGGGGCAAAGTCCGTCGTCCAGTTCGTTTGATTAGTGGCGTCTAACAAAGCAGGCAACTCCCAATAATTGACCTCGAACGGATATGCGAAATCCGCAGACGGTGCGATCAACCAATTGAAGTAGTCATAGTCCGCGTAAAACTTTGGTTGAGCCGTCAGATCTTCATCGGGCCAATAGCGTCGTACATACTCGTACGACCTTGCGAACAAGGGGGTCCGCACTTGTGTGGCCCCCACACCGAAGTTAATCGATATCGTGTCGCGCCAGCGGTTAGGTTTTGGAACAACGGACTGTCCGACACCCAGTGTATCGGTCACATTTGCTACGAATCCCAATATCTTCAGTCGATTCGCCAGCTCCCTTTCAGCCAAGTTGATCAGGCTGGGGAGCTGGTCGAACACTGTAGGATCGACAGCCGTACCCCGCTCCAGATACGCACGGAGATCTGAGAGGAGCGAGTTAAATGTCATCGAGACAGCCATGAATTACTCCTAACTACAGGTGCCGTCGGTTAACGTTGTCGTCCCACTGCCAACTGCACGACAATCACCGTGGGTGTCAGCATCGGGAGACTCCCCGACTGGACACACCACCAACGTGTTGCTTGCGCCGCACTCAAAGAAATCCTTGTCTGCTGGCGGCGCGCAAGAGACAAGTAGAAAAGCCGCGATGATTATAAATATCATCTTCACTGCGGATTCTCCGGGTTTAGCTCAGGGTCTGGCTCTGGTTCCGGGGTTGGCTCAGGGTCAGGTTCGGGTTCTGGCTCCGGCTCTGATTCCGGTTCGGGTGTCGGATCAGGCTCGGGCTCAGGCTCGGGGGTAGGCTCCGGCTGATTTGCAGCCTCTTCAGCTTCTGCCTTACGACGTGCCGCTTGAATGACATCATGAGCTGCCGCACTCCTATCCTCCAGTGTTTGCCACTCCGCCGAGGACGGCGCTCTGTTCTCGTCGGCTATTGCTTTGACAGTCTCAGCGAACTCTTTCAGTTCGGTGTGAGCTTCGTCGCCACGCTCCAGAAGTTCGCCCAGGAAGTCGAGTAACTTCGACGCCTGCTGCACCTTAACCATGGAACCTCCGCCGAGAGCGGGGTTGCTGGTTATCACGGACAGACCGCGAAGTGCGATCAGTATTAGTTGGATCGGATTCATTGTTCAGCTCCTTGAATTGCTGCGAGTAAATTATTGATGAGCGGAACGAGTCGTGCGGTCCAGTTGTTGAGGTTGTTCATGGCGTTGATGTACCGTTGTTCACCAGTGCCAAATCTCTTGAACTCGTCCTGAATCGTTTCGAACTCCAGCACTGCCGCGATCAAATCATCGACGACTGCCTTTGCCCTTTCGTCCGCTTTGCCTATTGCGATTATCTGACTGTTGTTTAACTGACCGCTGGACACAAGCTTCGCAGCTTGCTCTTCAGCGATGACGAACGTGCCGTACGCGGCATACGCTTTCTGCTCGGTCGTTTCTGCCTGAGCGAGCGGGTTGGATGCAGCACATCCTTCCAGACCGATCAGTAAAAGAAGACAGTAGAACGCGAAGAGCTGCCGTTTCTGAACTAGATATTGCATCTCAAATACCTCCATCACCCGATCCCGTGACCTTGTTCACCAAGCGTCGGGTGGTGAGCGCTTGATAGTCTTTGAAGAACGCTACTGCCGCACCACCGAGGAGCGACACCCACGTCGCTGTCGATAACTGCGCGAACGTCAGATCTGGATTGTTGGTAAACAACGTTACGACGGTTGATGTAAATAGAATCAACGCTGCGATCAGTGCACCTACGAGTGTATTAACATTCATACCAAGTACTCCTCTATTTCCAAATGACCCCAGTCCATGAACGACTGGTCGGTTGTCAATCCATTCATGTTCCAGTCGCCGCCCCAGCGCAATTTAAAACCAAGCTCAACTGCGGCAGAGAGAAATACCCCTGCGACGACCGCAAATAAGTGGGTGTCTTCCCACGGAATTTTGACCACGTCAACGTAAGGCGCAAAGTCAAAAGCCTTGCTGTGAGGTTTATCCTCCAGCAGAAAATTGTGTTCCGAGAAAGGCCACTCTTTCTTACTCGCGCCTTTCCTAAAAAGCATGTTCTGAACATCTTCACCAGACCACCCACGCACGATAGAAATATCGACTGGCGACCTGCTGAGCCCCAGTTCCATCACCTCGATCAGCGGTGGTGCACATGTGTCGCGGTTCTCCCGTGATGTTTTTCCGTATGTGTACATCAGGTTGTGTTGTTCGCCTGCAGTGCATCCTTCGCTTCCACCAGAGCATCCAACTGAATGTCCAGGTCTGCCAGATACGCGGCATCCTCGGCTGTCCAGTCAGTGGCCTGACGTTCACGGAACTTCAACGCCGCGATATCTTTCCTCGTGGCGTTGATGTCCCGCTGCAAGAGAGCGACAAACGCAAGGCTAATCGGTGCAACTTCATTTGCGACGGTCTGCTTAATCGATTCCTGCATCTCTTCAGCCAGCGCGCTCACCAGAAGGGGCTGAGCGATAAACCAGAAGATAGGCACGAGCGTCGCATACGTCACGAGCTGATTCACACCTATGCGAATCCCGCGTTCCTTGATCTCTTGCTTGGTTGCCATTTCCTTACCTCTTAACCTTCAGCGCTTGCGTCGCTTCCGGTTTCGTTTGCGGCCTTTCCCTCTTCCCCGCTTTGCTCTTGGTCCCCTTGGGGTGGGGTTTCCACGGGAGCTATAGGGGGTTTCGCGTCACCTACTCCAATATTTTGCGGCTGTGGTGGTCCGAGTACCAATTCACCCGATGCCAGTGCCTGCAACATCCCTTCAAGAATATTCAAGGCACCAGACTTTGCGATGCTCATGGGCACCGGAAGGTCATCGATCTTCAACAACTTCACACCTGCTGCTGCAGCCATTTGAACCTGGACCGGACTTACTTCTTGCTTTGCCATTTTCCTTTCCTCTTTGTTGTAGTTATGTTTACGATACGTCAACAGTATTGGTGGCGAACCATGCTGCTCCTATCCTTTTGTGCAGTCTCATCTTGCCGAACTGAGCAATCACTAAACTACCCGTCGCGCCCGCACCATCTATGTGCGTGAGCGTGACTCCGACACCTTCTGCAACAGTGATCGCACCCGCACCGAGGTTAACGATGTCAACCCAGTAGCCGTCAGGAACGACAGCATCTGCTGCCGCTGGAGTTGTATAGGTCTCTGTACCGGCATCGTCAGAATATAAGATGTGACCAGCCGCGTCGCGCCAGACATTGTCCGTTGTGCCGAGAACAGTATTTTGGAGGATCCAGATCTGCTCTTGGAAACCGATGTGCAACATGTTGCCATCAGCATCATCCAGCACCGCACCAGAGATAGCGCCATCTACTTGGATCGCTATCGTTTCAAAGCGACGAGCGTTGTTGTGATAAAGCGCGACTCCTGCATTGGCAGTAAATTCTGCCATTATCTCAACGCCAGCAGTGCCACCACGAATACGAAGATCTCCAAGCGTTCCAAGATCTATTCGCATGTCGCCGCCAGACTCAGTAATCAGGAGGGCACCGGCACTGCCAAACGTCAGGTCATTTATAATCCGAAGCTCTGGTTGGAACTGCCAGAAACCCGCTCCGGCACCTGAGCTGAGAATGTTAGTGCGATCAGCAAGCTGCTGAATGAACGTGCTATCAACATCGTTCGGTGACATGAAGCGAAGTTGCGCTCCATCACGTAATCGCATTATCGATGCAGCGGCAGCAAACGAGAGGTCGAATTCCGTTCCATTCCACTCCATCGTAACGTCAGTGCCAGTACCAAATTGAATCTCTTCGTTGTCGAGAAGAACCAGTGGAGGAGTGAATGATGGCGAAGCGTTCAGGACAAAGTCAGTTCCGAGATCGTTGGTGAACATCGGAGTGTTCGGCGCATCATTACGAACCCAGAACTCACCACGAGCAGAAACGTTTGCCTCTGCTGCCGCCTTCTCATCGATGAATACTGATCCCTCAGGGAGAAGGATTCCGGTATCAATAGTCGAAAAAATATTTGTTCCGGACGTGCCGTGCTTCATAGTTACTTGTTGCCCGAAATCGACGTCGATTTGCGCACCGTTCAAGCTGCCGATGATCGTGTCGGAGCCCGCTGTACCTGCACCACCAGTGTTGATGAACAACGTAGCGTTGAAGCTTAACGAACTGGATTTCGTTTGAATCCTTTGACGAGAAATCTGCGTCATCGGCATCGTGCCAACTAAGTTTGCACCTACATTGATTGGAACGTTGTCGTATGGAGATCCGGTGTCGCCCGCCGAATCCGCACTGGTCATGTTGACCGAACCAATGATCAGCGGATCTGGAATAGAGGCCGCAGCGTTCAGTTCGAAATCAGTGCCAACGTCATCGGTGAACATCGGAGTGTTAGGCACATCGTCACGTACCCAGAACTGACCGTAAGTGGCAACGTCTGCTGCCGCTGCGACTCGTTCCTCTAGGAACAAAGTAATGTCATCGATCTTCAGACCGTCAGTCTGGACAGCACTGAAGTTTATAAACGAACCATCGTGCTGCATTTGAAAGTAATCAGAGAAAGTGGAGTCACCTATTCGTATATCGCGGCCACCGGAGATCAGCCACACCGACACGCCTGCCGAGAAAGTAGTGACGAGTTCGCTGTTAATGTCCACCTGGAACGAAGCGTTGTCTGGGGCTCCGTCAGCAATTAGCCTTAAAAAACCACCATCTTCTATGATAATGCCGCTGGGGAAATTACTGAGCGTGAGGGTGTTCCCATCCCAAGTAAGAGCAGCGTCACCTTCAAGCGTGTTGGCATTCGTCCAAATTGCAATTTGGTTATCGACAGGCGTACCCGAGATATTGATACCGCTGGCGTTCAGTACGAAGTCAGTGCCAACATCATCAGTGAACATCGGCACATTCGGCACGTCATCACGGACCCAGAACTGTCCATACCCTGCATTATCAATGATAGCTGCTGCGTGTTCAGCGATGAACAAGTTTCCCTGCTCTATTTGTATCCGACCAGGAAGACCGGTGCCACCACCTCGCCCAGCTTCGATGATCATATCGCCGCCTTCGAAGCCGGGTTGTCCATCACCAGTCGTAAGGAACAAAGTCTTACCGTCACCAGCAAGAGTGCCGGGACTTCCTAAGAACGTAAAAGTATCAGGTCGATGTTCAAAGGCAGTGAAGAAGACGCCAGAAGTTGCCATACTTTTTATTTTCGTAGTCCCACCGCGCATTTCATTCTGTATGAGAAGCTCATTCTGTGCGTTGTAGCCGATGCTACCGATGAGGTTGACATCTTGAGCATCACGAAACTCCAACAAATTGGTGATCGCTTCGGTCGTCGGCGGAGTCGCAGTGTTGATGTCACCCAAGATGCCGAGTGGCGTATCAAACGGATTCCCACCACTTGTCACACTGATCGTAATCGGATTGCCAGCACCACCATCAACGATGTCGATGCCACTCCCGGCAGTCAGTATTCGTTCGTTCGGCAAGATTGCGTTCGCTGTGACCGTGACGAACGTCGCATCTAATCCGAATGCACCGGAGAGAGCGTCTGCCGCAATCTTTCGGCTAACCTCGATACCAGCCTCGATTGCCTGCACCTCCAAAAACACATTCGCTGCATCGAGAGGCAATGTTACGTTTGGCAAATCTGAAATTTTTATATTAGGCATTACGTGACCTCATCCTGATTCACCGTTGCATCTTCAAGTACGCGCAGTCTTCCATCCTCCGAGATGCGTGGGCTTTCGCCGATAGCTTCTCGAATACCACCTAGGAAATTAACGTTCGGGTTCGGTCCTCCCGTTGTCAGATCCTGGTCAGGTCGATAAAACGGTAACGTGATCCGGTCAGCCTGACGCGGAGCCAGACGGTATGGATCATAGTCGTCGAGGTCATTGATGCAGACCTTCAGGCCGGGAGTGTTCGGGTCCGAATACAAGTCTTCCAAGAAGAACTTGCAACTACACCGAGCACAGATCCCAATGCCGTAATTCGATTTCCCAGTTGGATCTAAAAAAACTGGCATGACTACCTCGTATATGGTGCGATGTTAGGACGCAGGTAAGTTTCGGATGCATCCGTCTCTCCGGTCCATGCGTCATCTAAATAATGTTTTGCATCGAGATCCAGTCGAGGAATGATTATCTCCTCCACCTCTTTGATCTCTCTGCCCAGTTGTGCGGCCAAGTTGCAAACGATAGCAAGGTACCAACGGTCTGGAACCTCCAGCTCGTCTGTCAGGGCACCTACATCCATCACCTGACGCTGCACGTAACCTGTAATCTGTCCGAACGTAAATTCCTCTGCAGGGTTAGGCCAAAGCTCCAACTCCGGTTGCGTGCGTTGCCTGTCAAACCAAAACTGCGTCGGCCTGCCAGTGCTGATTTTGTCAGGCAGATTCACGTAGTCGTTCCGATTGAGTTTGTACATCGGAATTTCATTCGGCGTGTTCTGGTAAACCAGCTCTCGCACATCGAGCACCGTGGTGCCGGTCGCCCGCAGTCGAAACGCATCGAATTCTGTAACGCCAGTCGCGAGAGGTCCTTGCAGGTCCTCCCATATCCATGCTGCGTCAACGACCACTACACCCGTCCGCGTAATCAGAGCTGTCGCAGTAACGAAGTTATCGTTCGATGCTTCGATCACGTAGTCCCAGGTTCCGGCGACGTTGGGTAAGATGCCGAACGTAGAAACAAACGTCGCACTGTCGAGCGCCATGGTGATCGTGCCCAATGCAGCTACTTGCGTGCACGCTGACTCCAAATCGGCATCGAACGCGTTACCCGCGACTCCTTCCGACGCAGTTGCAGTACCCGTCACCCTATTTTGATTGCGAAGGTTGATGGTGAACGTGTCTTCGGTGCCGAGCGGAAGTGGGACTGTCTGCCTACGATGATAGATAGGCTCCAGCAACGGGATGAGGTTCCACAACTTGATACCTTTGTTGACCAGCGTCTGGGTGTACAGCCACAGCAGATCGAGAGCAATCGTAAGATGCTCGCCCGTGATCTCCTGTTCAACCATTTTGCAGCGACGGAAAGCATGATCGATGATCTGCTGATTCAAAAAGACCGTGCTACCGACTGTTCCTGATGTTGCCATTAGTAGCCTCCGCCACGCACTCTGCTACGCCCGCCACGAGGCCGCGTCCCGTGACCTTTCGGCCTCGGGGATCGGATGTGACGGTCCATTACTTTCTCGGCGACTCGCTTAGCGACCTTTTCTACAGAGCCGCCCCGGCTTTTTTTACTACGCCTCCCGCTGCGTAACGCATCAAACCACCGTGCGACTTCACGTTCTTGGGCATGCCTTTTTTCGAAGCTTTTATTAATTTCCTAGCTTCGGCATCAGACGTCTTTCCATGAATAGTGACACCGGCATAGTCTGCCATTCTTTTGGTTTTCGAAGAACGCACTTTGTGCACACCACCACCCTTGTGGAGACCCGGCAACATTCGCTTCGTACCTCCGGCCTCGATCTCGGCCTGATTACGACCGCGACGTGCAGGTTGAACACCTGTGTCCATGGTTTTTTGCTTACCGCGCGTCTGTTTGAACTGGCTCGACGTGTTGCTCGGCTTCACCTGACCACCGTAGGCATAACCCATCTTGCCGCCTTCGTGCTTCAGCTTGTCATGCATCGACATCTTGCCACCGTGACTCTTCGGCACGCTGATCGTGACGTCATCGACCGTGATCTCACGTTCCTGGCCCATGCCACCTAGATAGCCGCCCATCTGCGCGTGAACCTTGCCACCTTTCATCTTGACGTTCTTCGGCATCGTCTTCCGTTTACCCGCAGGTCCGGACTTCAGTGCCGGGTACTTGTCACCAGGTTTGCCGTAGTAGCCACCCGCAGCTTTCTTCACGACTCCACCGCGCTGGTACCCTTTCACTTGGTGCACGCCCGAAGAAGCCGAACCGGTGAAGCCCTGCTCCGCTGGGAAACTGAAGTCCTTCACGTACGTTAGTCCAACATTCTTGTTCATCTCGTTCTCCTAGGGTGGAAAAGGTTCTTCACCCGGTTGATATCTAAAACCTCGATTACCTGTGTTCACTGTGTCTGGTGGTGCTGGTGGTCGTCCTTGATCTTGTCGAACTTGATCGGCCACAACTTGCTGCCTGTCATTGCGAACATTGATGTCGTATCTACGCTCCCTGAATACTTTAAAGTCCGTGCAGATGTCAAGGTTCGGATTGTTGCAGTTCGGACACTTCGCGTTGTCGTTGTCATTGTTCTTCGTGTTCGCAGACCACAGGCAGACCGGGCAGCATCTCCACCATTTGACTCCTTCCTGTTCTGGTCTTGCCATATCGTTCCCTAAACCGGAGTGTTCGTTGTAGTGCCGACGCCATCATTCCAGACATCACCAGCACCTGAACCTTGTGCCGAGACCACGTGACCCTGAGAGCTATTAAAGACAATAGCTCCTGAGGCCTTGCCATCGTTCGTATTCACAGAATTGCCTATATCGTTCAACTGTGCGTCCGTGAAGTTTTGGAGAATAACAGTGCCAGCCATGATGATCTCTTCATCATCACCAATGAAATTCCCTGTGTCTTGAATCCGTTTGGCTCCACCGTTGCCACGAACCATCGCTTGATCGGCAATGTTGCCTGATACACGAACGTTCGAGCCATCATTTCTGAAGACCTCACGCCAGTTGGTTCCATCGTAGGAATGCAATCCTATAGTGTTCCCCGGCTCGGTAACGAAGTCCACATCATCTTGGAGGATCAGAGCAGTCGCGTCCTGCTCCATGGTCAACACGCCATCGAATTGCAACAAGATGAGTGTGCCGATTGGTTCTGCACTGACCGCTGTGATGGTCGTGGTGCCAGTAACGTCAAACGAGTTTCCGTCTGAGCCTAAGACCAGCGTCGCTGCACTGGCAATGTCAGCACCCTTGTCCCACTGAACCATTCCAGCAGGACGGATGTCACCTGCGAACTCGACCAGAGTTCCGCCAGTTGGTATCTCAATGACTGGCGTGAGTGTGTCGTTGTAGATCGTTACGTCATTCGTGGAGCCCTGTCCTATCAGTTGGAGTCCTGATACCAGATTGCGATTGACGCCTGTTTCACCAGCAGCCAGACCTTCTGTGCCTGAAAGAAGTAGGGCACCGAGAATGTCAATGTGTATTCGGTAGTCAGGATCAACGACAAAGTGTGTAACCCGATTGAATTGCAGACCCAGATCACCGAAATTAAAAATCTCGATTGAAAGGACACCCTCATGTCCTGTGCCGCCGACGAAGCCGACAGCGGAAATTTTGCCTTCCTCGCGACCAGTAAGGTCAAGAGGCATATAAAACGCGAGCGCACCGGCTGTCCCTGACCCGAATGACGAGTTATCAGCAACGCGAGCGCCAATGTCGAAGACCGTGGCGTTATTCTTGAGGAACCGGACGTTCAGATTAGTGACAGCATTGGCAGGTTCATCGGTGACAATAAGCTCGCCATCGAACAGTCCCGGTGCGCCCGGTACAATAGCCCATCCGTCCGGGTTGATGACCGAATTGGTGTTCTCGATCATGAACCCTTGATTAGTCAGAGAGCCGGGAGCCGCTGTCGTAACCAGGAAGTCTAACCTTTCACCGTCAACAAAAGTGAGATTGACCGTGCCTTCTATCGTGCCATCACCTGTCCAGACAGCGACCTGATCATCAACGGGAGTGCCGACCTTGAATACGTCGCCGAAAGCTAACGCAGTGACACTGATGGTGACGGCTCCACCGGCTCCACCGTCAACGATGTCGATGTCAGCTCCTGCTGTTAGAACGCGCTCGTCAGTTAACGTCGCGTCAAGGGACATGACGACATACTCGGCATTAGCAGGCGCACCACCACCTCCACCACCAGCGAGCCAGTCGTAGTCGTAGTCGTCAGGCGTCAGCTTGGTTAGGACTTCTCCGGTCGCACCTTCATCTGGGATCTGTATTGCTACAATCCCAGAGAAACCCAGACCCGACTGTGCAGTCATGAGCTACCTCAGGCTAGAACATTTTCGATCAACCCGCGCACCTCTGCGAGCTTTTCGAATTCTCCTTTAAGCTCCTGATCTCGACTGGCGAGTGCATCAGCTTTCTGTTGGAGTGAGGATTCCCGACCATCCAACACACCCGCACGGGCTTCGTTGGCTCCCTTGTCCGATTCCACGGCAGCTACGGCAGAATTGGCAGCTGCAGATTTTTCTGCTGCCTCTGCTGTAACGCTATTCGCCTCAGCAATAGCTTGCGAAGCTTCTTGCGTCGCCTTTTCCACGATCAATTGCGCCTGAGTTTTGGCTTCCTCGACGAGAGCGTCACTTTTACTCAGCGCTTCTACCAGTGCTGTGTCAGCTTCCGCTCGGGCCTGTTTAGCCTGCGCTTTGATGCTTGCGATCTCGCCAACATCACCGATTGTCGCAGCAGCTTCCTGCGCTCTGCGCTCCAGATCCTCGAAGTCTGCAACCTTCTTTGCAAGCTGGGGTGAGTCTTCAATAAGGAAACGCGGGATGCGAACAAAGTCGCTCCCCACGTTGCCAGCCATGTCTCCGCCTGACAGTCCGTTGCTCATGCTGCTAACCCTGCCTGAACGAGATCAAACTCGCACGTCCCGATGCCAGAATTAGTGAAAAGTCTCACTGCCTGAGGCGGGAACGCCAAGTTGCCGTCCGCATTCGCTGTCTGATCTGCCAGCGTTGGGTGATCGAACCAATTGAGGATGTTGCTTGCGTCTCCCCACGGACTGTCGAACGTATGCTGCACAGTGACGTCCACCGTTCCCGCGATGATAAGTGCGAGACCGATGCTCGTCGGTGTCACGTTCTTGTCCACTGGGATAGGAATGGAGGCACCTTCTACGTTAGTACCTCCTTCGACGTCTGAACCAATCGTTCCGGACGGTGTGATCGATGTCACCGTGAAGAAGTCGAGCAATGTTGCACTCACTCCCGCATTGGGACCGACAATCGTCTCACTGATGGGACGATTTTGTTCGTCGGTGCCGACGATCTCGAAGGTGATGCCGCTCATGTTGGCAGCGGACTCAAGCTCGACGTGCCTCTGCACATCAAGCTGAGCCACGCCAGCAGTCACAAACGCACCGTTCAGAGTCAGGGCAACCCCAGCAGCAGGATTTTGATCGAGGAAGATCCCGTTAGGATCTGCCGCGTCCAGCTGCCTAATTTGCTGAATGGGTCTCATGACTATCTCTCCTGAATGACGACTATCCGGTCCATGGTAAGAGTCTTCGCAGCAGCCTCACCGGCTCGAACTGCGAACGAGATCGTTAGCTCTTCATCATTCGGGAAGCTGGCATCAGGTGTTGAGAAGCTACCGACAGCACCGTCGAGCGCACCGTACAACCGACCATCAGAACCTTGACCGTCGTAATAAGCCTGCAACCTGAACGCTGTAGCATCCACGATAGTTCCGACATTACCGGCGACTTCAACGCTGTTCTTCTCAGCGACCAACGTCACGAGACCTGTAGCCTCTGCCTTACGGAAGCTAAGACCATCCGCGTGACCTCCCAGAAGCGTCGTATCGGTGATCGCGAGACCAATCAGCATCTCAGACAGTAGTACTTCACTGAGAGTTGCCAGGATCTCCACGAAAAATCGCTTGTCAGGATCAAACAACCAGCTCTCCACAGAGATACCCGCAGCGATCTTCTGCAGCTGGACCTCGTCGTCGTCTGCACCTGCAGTCAACAGAGTGATGATGCCACCGTCACCATTCTGAATGGCTACGGTATTCGCACCCTGCACGTCAGTCTCGGTCCACTGACCGGCGACGAACGTGTAGAAATCTTCCTCGTAAACATGCGAGCCTAAGTGACTCGGGAATTGCAAGGCATTGAAAATGCTTCCGACGTCTTCGTTGTTGACGCCATTATTGAAGCGAGTTCGTAAATTATCGATAAACATTTCTTTCTCCAAAAATCATGGTCTCCCGTTCACATCCGGGAGAAAATAGCGGGGGGCATTTCATGTCTGCCCCCCACCATGCTTGGATAGAACTCTCGGAATCAGAGTCCTGGAGTGCCGAAGACGGCGCGCGGATCGGTCCAATCGGGAATGTAACGTTCCGTGGACTTGTAGCGCATCGAGTCGGTCTCGAAGTCACCTTCCATCGACTTCTCCAACCCGCGACGCATCATCAGCTGCAGACCACGAGGAGCGTCCGTCTGGACCCACCATGCAGTCGTGCTGGTAATACGCGACAGGTTAGCCTGACCCTGAGACAGAAGTCCCATCGATAGGATCGGGTTGATGTCGTTGTTAGCAGTGCCTGCTCGAAGAACACTCTTCAAGAGAACTTCTGCCTGGAAGACCTGGCTCGGACCCGTGACAATCTTGAGAGGCTGCAAACGAATCCGCTTGCCGTTATTGTCCACGGCATTGCGAATCTGAATGAGCAACTGCTCAAGCGACGTCTGCGATAAAGCTGCAGCAGTCGTCAACAGGTTCGAGAACACACCACCCGCA